GTTGTTACATTAGCGTAATTGATTACTTCATTTAATGTATTGAGCGCGACAATATCACTCAACTTTTTTTCGCCGATTGCCCGAAACAAGTCGGGCGTCTCCGAATAGAAAGCGACTTGAACGTCGATGTGCCTATCGCGTTGCTTGAATACTTTCATCAATCGCAAGTGTCCGCGAATGATGGGCAACGAATCGACTCGAATTTCTGCGGGAATCTTTGTGTTGAATAGCGTGTCGGTTGTATTTGAACTTAAAAAGTTGACATTTGCAACCGCTCCGAATACCTCCTGATTTCGGTCAGTCAAGGGAATGCGAAACTCTCGCGAATAACTCCCCGTCGCTCTTAATTCGGCAAGGTCGGTAAATGACCAGTTTTGCGATATCGACTCATTTTCATAAAGGTCAACATAATAATCTTTAGTCTCACCAATAATGAAATAACCTCCCGCACCTTGACGAAAATCAAAGGTGAAAGTGGTGAGGAAATTGATTCGCGTTTGACCCGGAGACGGCGTGTCCTCTTGAATCGAATTGCAGAACCTTGCGTTTGTGTCGCCATTGGAATTGATGAGCGTGATTGTTTGACCCACGAGGTCATCTTGACCCGCAAAAGCGTCGACAATAATTCGTTGCGATCCAACATCGCCAAGTGTTGGCGCGTTGCTCATACTTAAAATAGGAGTCTCCTCGCCTCTGCGAACAATCAAATGAACTTCATTCGTCATAACCAGTAGTCTTGTGAAAGTGTAATCGTGAGAGTGATATTGTACTTTTTACCGCTTCGCTCTTTTTTCTCGTTGAATGCGGTATCGGTTATCGACACTGGTGTTTGAGTGCCGTCGATGTTTATCATTTGCACCTGATTCGAGAAAAGTAAGTTTTTCAAAAATACATACTCACCCTCTTGCAACCAATCACTCGTTATGGTCATATTTCGCGAGACGATATTCTCGCGGTCAAAAAGTTGACGGTCTGCGGCTCTAAATATCTCGGTCGAGTTACGATAAAGAACCCGACGATATTGCTTGCGCTCGATTTGATTGTTCCATTCGTTTTTCTTTATGAAATTGAAATAGTCCCAACCTCCTCGCGAACTTACCCAACCAAGGCGAACTCGGTCGAATCGGCAATCGTATTGACCCCAAATTGAAGCATTGTAAAAACAATAAGTAATCGCCGCAAGATTCGTGCTTTCGTCAAGTATGCTAATCGTGTAATAACTCCAATTGGGAGTATTGTCAGGGTTGACGGATATTGCTCCGTCATTGCTTAGGTTTTTTGGATAGCAAGGGACGTGAACCATTCCGTTGATGACCCCCGTGTTCAACGTGAAAGTTGACAATGCTCCAGTTTCATCATAAATAGTATATCGTGCGTAGAATGGGGGGTCACTTGACGGATATTGATTTGTTGCCAATATCGAAAGCAATCCATAATCGCCATTAAAAACGGGAATATAAACGGCATCAACCGAACCAATTGCAAATGAATCGGCCATATACCACTTGTGAGTTGAGGCAACCCTATCGCTCAACGTTTGGGCGGTGTTTGTGCCAAGTGAAAAGGAATAAGGATTGTCCGTTGTTGTGACGTCGGGTCGATATCCGTATGACGGCGATAGCGATGCATTAAATACTCGGAGAGATATATCTTCTCTTGCCGATTCGTTCTCGGTCATTGTCGGTGCGCCGCCCACTGGCGTAATCAACCACCACTCTTGGATTTGAACGTCGTAATCTTCATAAGCACCCCCGACGGGTTCTTCAAAATAATTCGTAAAGTCTACGGAGTGCCACCCATCTTGAGAATCCTCGTTGCGTAACTTGACCACACTTTGCAAGTCAAAAATCAACTTGCCGTCGATGTCGGGAGTCACTAAAAATTGAAGCACCTGACCAGTGCTTGACGCGGTTACTTTTACCCCAAATTTAAATTGTAATTCACCAGTGTTATCCGATGTTGCGATGAACATCAGTCGTTGACCTCGCGGCGTTAATGAGTATGGTTGCGATTCGATTGTAATTGCCATTATTTTATACCTTTGCCCGACTGAGTGCGGGAGTTTAACAATAAACGTTTTTCGAGTTCATTTTTCAGCAAATCAAAAAACTCATCACCTCTTGCGTCAATCTCCTCGGTGATGGCCTCGTTGAAATAATTGATTCCGACGATACCCTTGCGTCCGATACTTTGCGCGATATTCCACGATGCGGAGCGAAGACGTGACTCGGTTGTCTTAATGAACTGACCCTTTTCGTTGCGGAGTCGAATCTTGCGAATTTTCAACCAGTCATAAATCGAGTCCGATGGCGGTGCTTTGCTATTCGGCTTGCGACCGTATTCGATGACGTCGGCGTATCGCTTAGTTAACCACGACTTGGTCGTGAAATCCATCGTGTACTTATTGTTGCGAACGCGCAACTTGTACGTCAATGATTCCATTAAGTTCCCCGTAGCGACACGATTGCGACTTTTGCCGCGAATGGAGCGCATCACCTTGAGATTGCTCATTGCTCGACGAACGACCGATTCACCGAACGACTCAAGTATGTCGATATCCCTTCCTTTTGCCATTATGCAAGAGTGAGGTTGAGTTGTGTTGCCGCGATGATATACGCCTCGGTATTTGAGTCGCTACTCGCACCCCAATTGAGATAGTCATCGCCGGTGATTTGGAGTTGTCCCTCGTATATGGTGGCACCATCGACATCACATAGCGAGTATTGCAATGCCGCACGAGTTTCAAGGTCGTCATAACTGATGTATAACTTGAGGCATACCGCCGTTTTCGTTATACCATCACTCCAGATGTCAAGAGGTTGTATATTTTTCATATTATCGTGTTAATCTTACAATTGTTGCCGCCGTTGATGCCGTACTTGTGTTGTTACCCATTTGAATCGCAAGAATGATAAAGATGCTCGCGGTCGTGTTGATGGTTATGTTCGATGCGTTGACAGAACTATTGACATATGATGTCGCGTTGTTATTCGCGGTCGGTGATATGCGTAGGTTACCACTCGCACCAATAGCGGTGATGTATATGTTGCGTTGAAAACCGGTGTTACCGGTACCGACCGAGTTATTGAAAGTCGCGATTTGAGTCGCTCCGGTTAGCGATAGCGAGGTGTTCACATATACGCGATAGGTGGTCGAGGTTCCATTGGGTGTGTTGGTGTTCAATTGAGTGATGAACTCAATGAAATCATTCGCTTGCAAGGTGTTCGCCGGTATCTCGGTGCTGAATGCTATCGTGTTGGTTGTGGTGTTGACCACACTCACCCCCGTAAAGTCACGACCCAAGATGAGACTCGTTGAGATTCCCAAATCGGTCACCACTTGTGCCGGTGTGCGAGCGGTGATGGTGTTGTCGGCATTAACCCTCAAGTACGATATCGCATTCGGATTCGCCAACTTAACGAGGTTCTGACCGACCGCATTCGCATCGGTTATGCGTGCGGCGGTAAGTTGACGCAAGCGATAGAGTGATGTCGATGCATCGTAATACATATAGTCGTTATCGACCGGCGATGTCGCGACCACATCGTGTATCTCATCGAGTTCATAACCATTCTGGATGCGATATTGAATGGTTCCGTTAGTCGGTGATGTGCGCACCACCATTCCGACATATACGATGTGTTGAGGTGCGTGCGGCTTGACGCGAGTGATGTGACCGGCGGTTGTGGGTGATAGGTATACGACATCACCATCGACCAAGGTATCACTCGTAAAAGGATTGGTCGCGGTCGTGCGTGTGTCGAGGGTATTGATTTGACCCAAGGTAATGACGAAACCATTGCTATTGTTGGCGATGTCGGCGAATACGACTCCGAATGTTTGAGCACTATTCGCATCGTTGTTCGCTTGGGCATATACCGCATTCGGCAAGTTGCCGGTGCTACCGCTCAAGTATACGATGTGCCCCTTATACAAGGTCGCTCCGGTCGAATTACGCACCTCGGTTTTCATCGATTCGGCGAAATCAACGATACCATCATCATCGGTATCATATACACTCTTGAGCATATCACCGATAACCGGTGGTATTGTCGGTAGATTGTCAAGGTCATTATAGTCATTCGAGTATGCTACCGCACCGAGTTGACCATTGATGAACTCGTTGGTTGCGGCATTGAATAGCAAGGTATCATCTTGTTGAGGACTTGCGATATTGACATCGGTCAAGTCACGCAACTCGCTCGGTATAGTCGGCTTATTCAATATCTCCTCAACTCCGGTGGTCGCATTCCAATCGGCGTTAACTTGAGGAGGCACATCACCAATCGTGATGAAACCGCTATCGTTGGTGAGGTCACTTGTCGCCGTTGGTATGGTCGGCAAATTGCTCAAGTCATTGTAATCACCCGATGTCGCTACCGCCGCAAGTGAGGTGATGTCAACCTTGAGGTCGAGTGCATTTTGCAAGTCGGTTTGATTCGAGAGCAACCCACCAATCGACCCCCAAGTTGCTCCGATGTCACCGGTAGCATCGAATCGCACGCGACCATCGCCAAGGTCGGTGATGGTGATATTGGTGCCTTCGGTTAGGTCGAGAATGGTTTGGATTGCGTTATCGGTGCCATTAGTGCGCAACACTATGCTCGTGCCACCACCACCGCCCGAACCGCCCGAACCCGAACCACCCGCACTCCAATCGGCGGGAATCTCGCACGCTGACCAATCATTCGGGAATGTCATCGACAACTTGCAATTCACCCCAGTGAGCGTGTGAGTGTACTCCTCGATGAATGGTTCGATTGTCGTTCCGCCCTCAAGAGTGACCTCAGTTCCGAAGATGATGCCGCCGTTTTTAATCTCGCTGATTAAGTCCTCCGCTAATCGGATGCAATCACTCAACGATTCACGTTGATACTCGGTCGGGGTCTCCTTATCGCGAGGCAAGTCGGCAAACACGACGTCGAACTCATACGACATCGACCCGTCTCCGGGTGTCATCGATACGGGGACAACGTGCATCCAAGGATATTGGTTCTCTTGCACGATGTCGGTCACATCAATTTGACCGTGTGAAAACGTTGTCGTTGTGTGTCGTTATAGTCTCTCAAATAACTCAGGTGCGTCATCACCTCATACACTGGTCGGTTGAGCACCGCATCGAATTTCGTGATATCTCGGTCGGCAAGTGTCTCGATGATGTTCATCCATCCCCATCGGTTCATATCATTGCCTCCAATTGACTCCTCATCATCTTCGTCTCCTCCTCCAAAAAGTGAACTGAACTTTGTACCAATTCGCTTAGAATAGTCGAAAAAAAAACCAACACTCCGTGAACTTGCGCCATTGTTAGTGACTTGACTGATTCGATGTAGTACTTGATCCGGTCAACGTCGTATGTTTCGAGTTCGTAGTATTTGCCGAACCGACTTTTTATCGGTCGGTAAAGCACCGCCATTAAGTTCGGGAGATGCGAATAGTCGAGTTGTTCTTTATCTTTCCAAATCGCTTGGGCGTATGTGTCAAGGTCGATGTGTTCGCGGAGTGATAGCGCGTCGATGTCAGGAACGAATCCGAGGTCGGTATCGCGCTTGACAACGTAATCGAGTCGGGGAGTTCCGTTGTCGAGAGCGGTCGAGTATTCGTTCACGATTGTCTCAATGGTTGATGCTTGCCACGACTCAACGGTCTTTTTAGATGCGCCAGTGATGAGCATCACCCTCTCGACATCGGACTTGAGCGCGTGATATCGCACGAACTCGCCGAGCGTGATGTCGTTGTAATTTTGAGGAACGTTTATCTTCATAGGTTCGCGGCAATATGAATGATAGGTTGACCCTCGTTGCCCGTCAATTCGGTGCGTTCCACGAACCCGCGTTTTTTGCCCTTGGTCTTGAGATAGAAGATTGTCGAAGCGACATCGCCGCCGTCAATCAACTTATGCAACTTAGACTCAGCGAAATCGATGACTGATTCGTCAATGTGCTCAATCTCTTGCTTGTACTCCTCATCGGTTCTCAACCAGTCATAGTGAGTGCTCCGATTGATACCTACCTCGGCGCAAGCGGTCGAGACAATGCCGAGCGATTTTTTCATCGCTTCGACCATTGCCTTTTTTAATGTCGGGTTTTGGTGGTTCATCTTATCTCAAAAATACGTTTTTCCTTATTTTACTGGTGTTTCATCGGTGGCGAAATCGCACTTACTTGCGTTCTTTCCATTGCATTTGACACACCGCATATCGTTGCTTTGGGTCTTTATACTCGCTTATCATCTTGGTCTCTGCCATACATCGACCGATGAATTGACTTTTGTCCTCGTTTGCGCTTGGTTTGGGTAGTGGCATAGTCTAATATCGGGTTGTTTGTTTTATCGCGTCAATTACGCCCATAACCGCCCATATACCTATGAGTAGCATTATTGTTGAATATATTGCATCAGGCATAGTCATCGGCGTTAAATAGGATTCCTTTGGCGTGTGGTGCTCTTGCGTTTATTTTGTCGACTTGCTCCTTGGAATTGTCGTAGTGAGTCCCGATGTGATGTCTCATCACGAATGTGTACTTATCCATTCCTTGGGTGAAAATCACATTCGCCCTACTTATTCCAATTCGGTCGGCCACATTAAAAACGGATAGACCCTCGGATTTTCTGCGAGCGGTCAGGATGAGCACCTCAAGACCGTCAGCGAGGGCGTTTTTTGCGAGTCGCTTGCCTTGTGGGGTTGTTAGGACGCCGTCGTAATCAAACGAGACGCGGGTTCGTGCGAGATATTTATTCATTTTCGTTTATATGTCGTTTTAATTCGCTGAGAATTGCCTTGGCGTTGCAACTGGTACACGAGATTCGTTGGTCGCTCATCTTGTTGAACCACTTGGTGATTTCGGTGATGATTTTCGGGTCACTTAAACTCCCCGTCTTGGGCAACGAGTTGAGAAATGTCTTGAGTTGCTCGACATCGTCGTCGGTCAGTTTATACTTTCCCCATTTCCCCACCGGGCATTCGGCAAGTCTCAACCAAGTTTTGAGTCGCATATCGCAACCGCAGAGTCTTGCTTTCCTTCGATAGTAGGTGACGACATTCTCGTCATCTTGGTCGTCTATTTTGTTTCCGATGAACTTAGTTCCGCACGAATGCGTTTGCTCTTTGTAGTATTTACACGCTCGGCAAGTGTCGAATCGTTCCTTGCGGACGGTATTAGGGACGTTAAAATTGAACATTGCGTTTGATTTTGTTAATTGCTTTCTCCACTAACTTATATAGGGTCTTGACCTCGATTCCCGTTTCGTCCGAGCACTTTTGATAACTGAAATCGGTCATCATATAAAGTCGGAGCATTGTTGCGTCGAGTTCGGGCATCATCGATATATATGCGTCGAGATATTCGTTGTCGAGTCTGCTACCCAACCAAGGCGCATCACGTTCCTTTTCGTGCGCGGTTGATTCAGTGACCCATCTTGTTTCAAATGAGCGATATTTTGTACCGTATCGACTTGACTTGTCGATTGCCATCAAATAAAGTGAGCGGTTGACGTATGCGAATAGACCGCCATCACTCGCCAGTTGACACAACTTGTCGCCTTGGTTCTCCAATATCTTGAGCATCGTTTCCGAAAGTAGGTCATCGCCCTTAACCCGGTCACGCATCAACCCGCTTGCGAAGCGTTGCCATATGGGGAGGTGTTTACTCAATTCGATATTTATGTCGCAAGTTGTCAACTTTGTTCGATGTAGCGAATAACTTACATATCTTTGCCAAATGTAACCCGTGACTGATATGCGGGCGACCTAAAACGATTGACAATGGCAAAAGTAAATAAATTAGAGGAGTTCATACTGGATGAGTTCGGAACGCGGGACTTGTGCGCGAAAAAACTGCGGGTGTCTCGATGGACGATATACCGATGGATTGAACGACCTGACGCGATTCAATATAAACACCTTCGCCGATTGAGTGAGGTAACCAATAAGGACATTTGTCATATAGTAAGTAATCACATAAACAATCAATAAGATGAGCAATTTTGAACCACAAGAGAAATTCGGAGCGTTGTTCCGTAACACTAAAAAGACCGAGGATAAGCAACCCGACTATCGAGGCAACATCAAAATCGGCGGCGACCTTTACAACCTCGTCGCTTGGGTTAAGGAGGGGAAAAACGGAAAGTTTCTATCGATGAAAGTCGAAACGACCGAAATCAAACCAAAAGCACCAGTTGAGTCCGATGAAAGTGGCAACGACCTTCCGTTCTAAGTGTCCGCATCGCGAACCTGAGGACTTGAGTTATCGTGACTTTATTGATGACACTATCGAGCGAGTTGATAAAGGTGAGAAGCAACTCAAGTGCTCGGTTTGTGGGCGGTTTATTTGGGAATCCTTATATACTATCGAATGAACTTTATTATTCAATATCGACCCGCTTTTTTTTCGGGTTATGAAAACGAAACAAGGGAATTCAATTCACTTGACGAATTATTGCAAATCGAATGGGTTGCCTCTTGGACTGAATATGAAGATTTTTATCGGTTTTCAATATGCAAGCATTCCCGCGATAAACAACCTTATACCTTAATAGTAGAATTGAATGAGGGGTTCAAATGGTTGGTCATTGGATTTATTGACAATGATTCTTACATTGATAAACTACCGAATTGGATTGCCAAATACAAAGGAGGTGACAAATGAACACCATTGAGACCCTCTTGTCGCTCATTAACCCCCGCGACCATAAAAAAGCACTTATCGCGATTCATCCGATGTTGATGCCTGAGGTTCGTTGTGACGTCAATCTCCGAATCGCTCAATTCGATGCCGAGGAGCAAAGTATCGAGGCGACCTTCGACCATATTTGCGCGTGTGTCACGATGCTAACTGGCGTCAAGGATATCCGAGAAACAACCAGTCGAAAGCGGCGCGAGGTGATGGCGAGGCAGATGGTTATTTATTGCGCTTGTGCCGAACTGGTTGACACCAAAAAACTCACCTTAATGCAAGTCGGGTCATATTTCGCGAACAAGTACAATCATTCACTCATCATCCATTGTCGAACCAATATCGCCGACCTTTACATTACCGACAAGGATATTCACGACACGATGAACAAGATTGCCGATTGCCTATATTTAAACGGTCTTATTTATACTAAAGTATGCCTAAGTTCGACAACCTAATTGATGTCAAAGATGATGCGATGACCGAGAGGGAGTTGATGAATCTTGAACCGCCTAAGATGAGCAAAAAAGAGCACGCTCTCAACTCTCAACTCATTCAAGACTTGCATCACGAACGCCTCCTCAAGTACGCCAGTCAGCGGATGATTTCAGTTGACAAGGCAACATCGGAATTGATGCGACTCCATTCGGAGGGAATCAATATCGCAAGTCATATCTCCTCGGTCATCGGGGTCAGTCACAACAAGTATATCCGTCAATTGACAAAGTTGAAAGAAAATAGTTGGTTTATCCGATGATTGAGTTTCTCCCCAAGCAAATCGAATGTTTGAAAGCATTGGCGACCGACTCGCCTTTTGAACTTGTGCTCTTCGGAGGCGGTGCGGGGGGGTCGAAATCGTTCATCGGTTGCGCTTGGCAAATACAACGGAGGTTGAAATATAAAGGCACGCGGGGACTCATAGGTCGCTCTAAACTCGATACGCTTAAAAAGACTACTTTAAAGACGTTTTTCGAGGTCGCGGGAATGTTTGGCCTTGTTGCCAACAAACACTATCAATTCAATGCTCAATCAAACATCATCCAGTTCGCAAATGGGAGCGAGATTCTGCTAAAGGACTTGTTCGCATATCCGTCCGATGCGAATTTCGACTCACTTGGATCGCTTGAGGTCACTGATTTCTACATCGACGAGTGTTCTCAGGTATCAAAGAAAGCGGTTGATATAGTTCGCAGTCGCGTCAGGTTCAAATTGAATGAGTACAATCTCGCACCGAAAGGACTCCTCACTTGCAACCCGTCAAAAGGTTGGTTGTATAACGAGTTTTATTCGCCTTGGACGACCGGGGAGTTGCCTCCTTATATGGCCTTTATTCAAGCGCGTGCTATCGACAACCCACACCTACCGCCGTCATACATCGAAACCCTCTCAAAATTGCCTGAGGTTGACCGCAAGAGGTTGCTCGATGGCGATTGGAACTTTGATGATTCAAACGACGCCATATTTAACACCGATGATGTGCTCCGATGCTTTCGTGAACCTGACGGTACTGGCGAGTTGTTTATCACCGCCGACATTGCCCGACTCGGAAAGGATAGGTCGGTCATTGGATTGTGGCGAGGGTTGTCACTTATTCAAGTCATCGAGTTACGCCGAAAGCGTGTGACCGAAGTTGCCGAGGCAATTAAGAACCTTGCAAATCTCAAATACGTCAAGTTAGGCAATATCATCATCGATGAGGACGGTGTCGGAGGAGGTGTCTGCGACATAGTGAAAGGAACGCGAGGTTTCCGCAATGGATCCAAAGCATCGCACCCGGAGAGGTTTGTCAATCTCAAAGCGGAGTGTTATTTTAAACTCGCAGAGTTCATCGAATTCGGTCGTGTGATATTCCCAAGCGAATACAAGGAAACGATCGTCAAGGAACTCGATATGATTCGCCGTAAAAACCCTGACGGCGATAGCAAGTTGACGGTCACCAGTAAAGATGAAATTCAACGGATGCACGGCCTATCTCCCGACTACGCTGATATGATTATGATGCGAATGTTCTTTGAGTTGTTGCCGAATTACGGCAAATACTCATACGTTTAAAATAGTTTTTCCACAACGAAACCCGCGTCAGTATTGAGTTTATCGCAGTTATTAACATAGCGCGATGAAAATTATTTTCACTCAGGTGTCGGATGTAGCAAAAATGCGACATATATTTGTCCAATAATTAACACACACACAATGACACTCACGGAAAAAATCAAAAACAACCCATACTTGAAAGTAAGTAATTGCGTAGATATATCGGATATCGAATCAGCAATGGACGCGCTGAGAATACTCGATATGGAATTCGGAGAAGATAATAAAACACTCTTAAAACTTTGGGCGCAATTCTTAGATAAGAAAAAAAAATTAGAGGCGAAAAACTCCGATTCTAATATGCACCCCATTTTTCAACAAGCATTGAAACCTTTTGGTATAAAATAAAAAACCATCGAGGGGCGCGACTCGACAACGCGCTTTCATTTACTTACCCAGTAATCAATTCAAATCTCATACTCGCAATGTCATTTAAGAACCAAAATAGATTTCACGCAACTCTCAATGGCAAGCGCACGTTGTGCGGATTGTCAAACCAATATAAAGACGCACTTTCCTTAGAACGATTTCAATCATACGTTCAAGATGCACAATGGACTACGTTGTGTTGCGAAAAATGCAATCAATCAACCAAGTAATCAATCAATCAATCCTCAATCATATGTCTTACACTCTTATCATCAACAACTTGCCGAATCGCACCTCGCAAGTCATCGAATTCCGCAACATTCGCGAAGCACTCAACTCGTTCATCGAGCGATGTGATTCCCTTGACCTCGACTATCGCGAGGACAACAATGGCAATTTCATCGCGGGCGGCATTGGTCGCGACTGGTCACTCGAATTATTAAGCAATTTTTAAACCCTTTTTAATATGTCAAAGAAGACAATCACTCACGTTATCAGTCGCCCGATGGCGGTTGATACAATCACAATCGAATTGCCGTACTACTGCGCGTATAAACAACGCGACTGGCAATGCTTTTGCATCATTGATGAAAACAAGGTTATCGAGATCATCGACAACAAGGCGGGCGGTCTCATCGCCATAAACGACCGGGTTGGCGAACTGCTCAACAATTTCGATGTCGTTCCAATTGATAGCGAGAGATTCATTCAATTGTACGCAAAAGTCATTGATTCATTAACTCAAGCACTCCCATACGATGGACACGAATAAGATAGACGCCCTCCAAAAGTTCAATCAACGTTTGAATTCTCAACCCTCCGACGAGGGAATTGAGTCAACGCCCGATGGCAAAGCGCGAACCCTTGTCATCAGTCACATCGAAATGACCCTCGACGAGTTGTTTTTCGGCCAGTGGTCAACCGAAAATTTCAATTGGAATACAATCGCAAATGAGGTGCAAGGTTGTCTCGAATTGGTCGTCGTTCATCCGATTACCGGGGAGCGCATTAAACGACTCGGATGTGCATCGGTCATCATAATGGTTGACCGAGTCCCTGACTCGCTGAAAAACGACCCGCAAGCACGGAATCAATGGGCACTTTCCCCGTCGAATAAGAAACCGAACGCCCTTGACCTTGCGTTTCCTAAGTTGAAAGCGGAATGTCTCAAAAATGCCGCTCAGTCACTCGGCAAGATATTCGGTCGCGACCTTAACCGAAAGAACGCCGACACCTATCGCCCTTTTAAGTTGCAACGACCAGTCACCGAACTCCCGGAGAGCACGATGTTAAAACTTGAGCAAGGCATCAAAAGCGGAGCAGATGAGTTCGAGATTCGGAATGCAATGGAGACGCTCGCCGATTTGATGAGCGATGAACAAAAAACCAAATTAAACCAACTTATTCAATCAAGACAATGAACCAGTATATTCAAGACGCGATGATGCACATCGCACAAAATTCAATCGCTTGGGACAAGGTGCGTCTCGGCAAGTTTACGGGAAGCGGAATCTCCGCGCTGATGACTGACCCTCGCACCAAGGCCGACAAGGAATCGGGCAAGTGGTCGCAGACCGCCGAAAAGTACATCATCGGGAAAGCAATGGAGGTCATCACGGGTCAAACGACCGATGAGGCATTTGGTCGCGCGATTGAATGGGGGAATGAATGGGAGGAGATTGCACTCAAGCACGTTCAACGCGCCATCAATTCACCTAACGACCGAACCGAGTTGAAACCTTCATTCAAATTGTTCAACGATTACACTGGTTGTTCGCCCGATGCGATGATGCATCACGCGGAACTCGGAATCGATGTCGGAGTTGAGGTCAAATGCCCATTCAATTCAATCAATCACTTTATGCATTCGCGCGTTGTTGACGGTGCTTCGCTTTACGACATCAATGAAGATTATTATTGGCAAGTTCAATTGAATATGCTGACGTTTAATCGGACGCACTGGGTGTTTGCGTCGTTCGACCCGCGTCAACCCGATCATCGAATGCTACATCACACACTCATCGAGTTCGACGCGCTGAAAGTTGGTGAGTTGCTTGAGCGGATTGAGCGTGCTGATGCCTATCGACGAGACATTGTCAATAAGTGGAGCGCGTTGTAAATAGATTTCACTCGCCTTATTCATTTAATGGAGTATAATTGTGCTGACTATCCGAATGAAAAAATTAAAAAATCCCTCCTTATTTCGCGTTGCCAATTGGTCAATCGACCGTCGGATAGTCCTTCGCGAGATTTGGGGGGTATTTTTTCGATGAGAGAATCCTTTATTATTTACCGCTCGTTTTACGAGGCGATTTGCGACCTTCCTGATACCAACCAGTCGGAGGTATGGAGAGCAATCTGCGAATACTCACTCAATTTTAATGAGATTGAACTCACTGGCGTATCACGAACAATCTTCCGATTGATTAAACCACAACTCGACGCAAACTTGAAACGATATGCAAACGGCAAGCGAGACAAGTTGAAATTCAACGAGATAAAGCAAAATACAAGCAAACGTAAAGCAAGGCGAAAGCAAGATGAAAGCAAAGTTGATGCTAATGTAAATGTAAATGAGAATGTAAATGAGAATGTAAATGTATCTACTGACGTAGATAAGATACGCACACCGAAAAGCAATGGCAATAATGTCCGCACTCGAATTGAACCGCCAACCGAACAAGAGGTGATTGAGTTTTTTACTGCGAACGGTTATCGCTCCGACATAGCATCAAACGCTTTCAACTATTACGACTCGGCCAGTTGGCGCGACTCGCGAGGCAAACCAGTCATCAATTGGAAACAAAAAATGAGAGGCGTGTGGTTTAAAGATGAACACAAGGCCAAGGAATCAAATCAACCAACCTATCAACAATCATCCAAATACCGACCAGTATGAACTATGATATTGAAATCGAACAATGCATTCTCGGTGCGATGCTACTCGAACCCTCAAGTGTGGCAAATGTCATTTCACAAGTGACACCAGAAATGTATTTTCATCCAAGACACCAAACGATCCACACGGCAATCGCTCAAGTGACCAACCAAGGTGACCCGGTTGACCTTTTAACTATCAATCGACACCTCCGCAAGACTGGTGAACTTGAATCAGTCGGAGCGACCTATCTCTCACAACTCACAAACCGAATCGCATCGACCGCAAACCTCGATACTTGGTGCAAATTGCTTTATGAGTTTCACCTAATGAGACAAATGAGGAACATATGCCTCGAAATTGCCGACAAGACGACGATAGACGAGTCGGATGCATTCGATTTATACGCAGAGGTCATCACGAAACTTGAATCGATTCTCGCGGCTAATATCAAAAGCGACGTCAAACACATCAGTCAACTCTCCAATGAGGTGACCAAGAGCATCATCACCCGAATGAACTCCTCAAGCGAGGTGAGTGGATATTCAACCAGTATCAAAAGCATCGACACGCTCATCGGAGGGCATCAAAAGTCCGACCTGATGTATATGGCGGGACGTCCCGCAATGGGAAAGACGGCAATGGCATTGACTGAGGTTCTCGAACTTGCCCGGAGAGGGACGCCAGTTGCATTTTTCTCACTTGAGATGTCATCTCAGCAAATCACTTATCGATTGATGTCGATGCTTTCGGGAATTGATGGGGCGACGTTGATGAAATATCGCCTCGACGATGAGACACTCAAGACATACTATCGATATCTTGACCAATTGAACGCCCTTCCGATATACATCGACGACACACCCGCTCTCTCAGTCATTGACCTGAGGGCGAAAGTCAAGAGACTGCAACACAAAAACGGAATCGAGGTAGTGTTCGTCGATTACGTCCAATTGATGACCAGTGGAACAAAGGCCAAGGGCGTCAGTCGTGAGCAAGAATTAAGTCATATCAGTCGCAATCTCAAGTTAATCGCAAAAGAATGCAACATTCCGATGATCGTGCTCGCCCAACTTTCGAGAGGTGTGGAATCGAGGAGCGAAAAAAGACCGTTACTCTCCGACCTTCGCGAATCCGGGTCGCTCGAACAAGATGCCGACGTTGTGACTTTCTTATTTCGTCCTGAGTATTACGATATGATGCGCGATGAACGAGGGAATTCAACCGAGGGACTGGGTGAGTACATCGTCGCCAAGCAACGAAACGGGAGCATCGGAATTGCACAAATGCGATTTCACCCGTCCATAATGAAATACACCGACTATACCGAAAATCCATTTTAATGACTATCGAGGAACTCAAAAGCAAGGTCGAGAATAGTCCACAACACTACTATCACAAACAACAAGTGATTGAATTACTTGACCGAATCAATGCCACAAAAGGCAATAAGTCCAATCAACCAAATCAAACCAATTTAACCCTTTTCTAATGAGAATCTACTATAATACCGACAAGTCGTGCGACATAGTGAACGACAATAACGTCTTATTTCATTTGCATAACGGATGCGTCAAAGTTGTGGGACGAGTGTCATCTAATTGGAGACACCAACGAAAGCAGAGCAATCGATTTCCTTCACGATATTCGCGCTATCGTGACCTCATAGTTGCGGCCTTCATAAATGAAAAAATGCAAGATTTGTCGCGAGTTCTTTGAACCGACCTATTCATCACTGCAACCAACTTGCACCAAACCTCAATGCATCATCTCATATGCGAAACGAGTCGAAGATAAAAAATCAAAGCGTGAAATCAAAGCAATGCGCGAACGGGTCAAGTCAGTTAGTCACTGGCGACGAGACTTGCAACAAGCATTCAACGCATACATCCGGGAGCGAGACAAGCACCGACCTTGCATCAGTTGTGATAAACCGCTCGTCGGCAAATATGATGCGGGTCACTTCTACTCGGTGGGTTCTTATCCGAACTTAAGATTCAACGAGGACAATTGTCACGGCCAGTGTGTCGAGTGCAACCAGCATAAACACGGCAACCTTATCGAATACTCGTTGCGACTCCCTGACCGAATTGGAACAAGTCAATACAATCACCTTCATCAAATCAAAAATGAACCATTGCGGCTATCGCTTGACGAAATAAAAAACCTCATACAACACTATCGTAAACTCCTAAAATCACTCAAATAATGTATACCGAAAACGAAATCCTCAAATTGATGCAACTCCGCGAGAAACGTTGGGAATTGCTACGAAAAAACGACGACTTGAGCGAATCACAAGTCCGAACTAAATTGAACAAGGTCAACACATCGCTTTACAAATTAACGGGCAAAAGGCAATACCTATGATCGCGTCCTTCACATACCCCGAATATCTCAACGAGGTCGCTGATGTCATCGGTCGGATGCGAAGCGAATCGAATGAGGAGTTGCGTACACTATTCCCCGAATTTTCACGGGGAACGCAAGAGGACAAAATCAGTCGATTCGGCGTCCTTTGTGAAATGGTGTTTGCTTACTATCTCCAAAAAGAGGGGAAACCTTACACGATGGGCGTGCTCCTCGGAGGGAAACCAGTACCCGAACCCGACGTCATCGTCGGCACAAGTCGAATCGATGTCAAGTGGATCAGCGGTGATGAGTTCCGGGTGAACACCAAAGCACATCGCAAAAAGTCCGATGTGACACACTACGCATTTATCCGAATTGCCGCACCCAACTACGCGAAAATGTGGGTCATCAAATACGACGAGGTGACTCGATGGGAAGAAAAAACCGCGTTTACTCCGTTCCTATTTAAAAAGATATATGAACCTAAGTGACGCGATAAAAGGAAAGGCAAAGCAATTCGTCATCGGACTGGTTGTGTTTGCTCTTATGATGCTTGTGCTTGAATTGCGACCCGCGATGATTGCGATGCTCGCCGTTTCAATCTTAATTGAGTTATTTGAGGCCGTCAAAAAACGAACAATAATGTTTAACTCATTAAGTATCTTGCTCACTTTATTAGGTGCGTTGTGTGCCTATCTAATAACGCTCATTTAATGGTTCGACTTGACTACAATCCGATTGAAAAGGTGCTCCGCATATGTGCTCAGGAGTATATTTTAGACGACGCTTTCATCACGATAGGGTCGCACCTATCCGAATCAATGGCACACCTATTCGCCGACTACATTGACGGCGTTGAATTGGATGACGAAACCCGCGCAAGCACGAAAGCAATGCGGTCGGTGTTTAATGAATGGCGTGCAAATATGTACGACGACGATTATTAGAAAAAAAGCAAGTCGAGAATCAGTCCGAGCGTGCCTCCGAGCATCGTAAAAAGAAAGTCCTCCATATTGAATCGACGACCCTGAGACGAGTCGAGGAATTCCTTGCCGAAAGCAAAGAACGAGCAAATAATAAAACAACTTACTGGCGGCATCACGATGCAAGCAAGCACATAAATAATCAGACCCGCGATGAGGTGTTGTATTTTATCAGGTTCAATCATACTTGAAAGTGTGGCATATCTTTAAATGACTTCCAACGACCGCCCCATTCAACCTCAGGATATTGAATCGCGACTATATGGGCAAATTTCTCGAACAATTTAGGCGACCAGTCCAATTTCCCGTTCCGATCTTTGAATGCGATATCAAATGCTTTTGACGGATATGAATTGTGTTTACCTCCGCGCTTTATTTGGGTGACAATTCCTCCGGGTTTCGTTCGGCCTTGAGCATATAGGTCGAGTTGCTCTTGAGGTGTTCGATAGGTGCAAGTGATAAGCGGTTGAGGCAACTCAGGATTGAGTGCGGCGAATGCTTTGGATCCATCACGCCAACACTTTTGCAATATCGGAACGCAGTCCTCGATTTTTCTACTCGGCATTGTTGGTCAATTTGTGGATTGTCGTGTCTTTTAACGCGCTCGATTTCGATGAACCGACATAGTATGAGAAGATGCTTGCTCCGATGCTCATAATCGCCCCGAAACACATATCCGCGAGACGTTGATTCTCGACGGGAATCACGATGAACGTCAAGGTGATGATTGTCGTGATGAGTAACAAAAGGCCAGTAATCACAACCGCCGCCATCAACCAGTCTCGACCTCCCGTCGCTTTGGTGAATTCCGCCTCTCTTAACCGTGCTGACGTCCTATCTTCGACCTCGGCCTTGTATGTCTCAAGTTCATTTTGCACATCGATTCGGTGCATCTCAAGTTGCCATTCCATTCGATACTTTTCGAACTCAAGAGCGAGGTCACGATGAGCGGCACTCTTTTCCTTTTCAGCGTTTAACAACTCACCGACTCGTTCGATTGCTTCGACGCCAGTAACGTCCCCGACTATTTTAAGCACATCACCCGCGACGGGTTTCACCTTCTCGCGTACAAAAGTCCCGAATTTAGACTCGGCGATTCGCTTTCCAAGTGGTTTTTTTTCACTCATTTTGGTTTGATGATGAGGTTGAATATACCCGTCAAAATTGACTTGTAATTCGTAAAGATATAGATAAAAATCTTCTCCCCCAAGAGCGTCCCGATAGGTACTAAATACTGCGAGGAATCACCCAAGTTGTTCGACTTGCAATAAAGCGAAACCATATACCCGGAGAAGACACTCATTCCGACAACCGCCAACCATTGAACGACGGTGAGTGCTCTCTTTTTGTAAATCTCATACGACAATTTGCCAAGTAAACCGATGCTCATACCGATGATATATGTTGACTCTTTAGTAAAGTAGTGACCTATCTCATTTACCCAACTTTTCATATGACTTTTTGCATTTATCGAGGAGACGTTGCTCGTATGCTTTCAAGACAACGAGCATCTCTTTTCGCTTATTAACGGAGTTTTTCTCGTTTTTCATCGCGGCAATTGTGAAAGTCGATAGTCATAAACGTCGTGACTCGTTGCAGTATTGCCTCGGCTGAAAATGTATGAACCGCTTCCCTTCCTCATTTGAATCGGGTTGAGTCCTCACTTTGACGTTGAACGAGTGTGCCGTTATCAACCTTGTATGTGAGTGACGGTAATGCCTCAACCATTGTCCACCAAAGGACTACTCGACGAGCATAGTCGTCGACAAGTGTTTGATAGTCGCCCGATAAAGTATTATCCGCGATATCATCTTTCAACTTAGTGTAAAGCGACGTTCCCAAGTATGCACTCAAATACTTGTCCTGAGACAAATAAATCGACGGATAAAGCAAGTTGGGGTCAACCGCTCCGTTGATAGTCGTGTATTTTTTGACGTAAACGTCATTGATAAATAGAACCTCGGCCATTATTCGTAAGTGTATTTAAGTGATGCGTGATTTGGCATTGAATAGGGTGTTTGTCCCTCGATGCCTTTTTGCGGGACATATGGATTGTTGCCGACTCTCTTGTCGTTTTCGAGTCCTTTGTTCGGTAGTATGCGACCGTTCTCATCTCTTTTACGCATATAGATGAGACGCTTGAAAGCGTGCCTGCAAAAGCAACCGCCCTTAAAGGTGAAAATGTCGTAACTGCTTGACCCTGAGGGCGCAAACTGACCATTCACACCGTTGTCACTCATATTTTGAATGTCCTCATATCGGAATACTTTTCCGTTTTTAGACATCGAGACCATTGCTCGACAAAACTCGCGCGATTTTTTACTTATGTTCGTTGTGTATGCATAGCGTAGTTTATACATTCCCGCGTCACCCCACTTCGACTTTTGGTCACCGTTGGCATATGAGTCGTATGAGGCCAGTTCAAGCGATTGAATCTTGCTGATTGCATCAACCTCCTCGTCGTGTGTATGGCAAGCGTCCTCCTCACTCACAAGTTGCCATTCATTCAAGTCGATGTATTCACCTCGCTCGGTCATTGCCTCAATCCAATACTTTTCATCCTCGTCGCTCATATCGATATCACGAACCTTCGACATTGTCACGGGTGTTACGGGTGCGCTCGCTACTGGTTCGGGCGTTACAACCTGAGAGTTCAATTCAATCGGTGTGTTTGGAATCACGTTGATTTGAATACCCTCCATTTCATATGATAGTACCTCGGTGAATGCCTTGGCAAGTCGGCGTTGAGCGGGTTCGATGACTTGTGTGTTGAATATCTGCAAACCGATTTTCATTTCGTCGCTATTCGACCCGAAACCGCTCTCGGCACGAATTCCGAAGATGAGCGGAGTTGTCACACGATGACCAGTGAGCACCTCGGTGCGCGATGCCTCACTCAAGAATTGATATTGCTTGTCCGCATCCGAAATCGGGAA